ACAGAGATTTACGGCGATCCAGCCGGACAAAAGTTGTGGGAACAAGTTGATGACCTCTTGCTAAGGGATTACCCGCATGCCGATGGCGGAAGACTAAAAGTTTCGGCAATTGGTGTTGACTCCGGCGGCCACTTCACAAGCGAAGTGTATGCGTACGCCAGAGCCAGAAAGGGAAAGGGTGTGTTTGCTTTGAAAGGGCAATCGGTGCGGAACAAACCGCCTATTGGGAAGCCTTCCAAGGTGGATATTAACTATAAGGGTCAAGTTTTGAAAAATTCGGCTGAGGTATTCCCTGTCGGTTCTGACACGATCAAGTCCACCTTGTTCGGCAGATTGAAGCACAACGAGCATGGTGCGGGTTACATTCACTTCCACGCCGAGGCCGGTCAGGAGTACTTCAAGCAAATCACGTCAGAGCGTCAGGTCGTCCGCTACGTCAAGGGTTTCGCGATTCGAGAGTGGAAGAAGAGACCGGGTGACAGGAACGAGGCATTGGACTGTTTTGTGTACAGCTATGCGGCGCTGCACTTCCTGTACATGCGATTTAACAGGAACACGATTTTTGAGCAGTTTGAGCGGAGTATTGGCAAGGCTGCGAAAAAAGCAGATACAAGTGACGTATTGCCTGACAAGCCGATAGACTCAACATATCGGCCACCGCAAAGGCGGGTACGGCGCGGCAACCCTTCATTCGTGACGAGCTGGTGAGCATCCTTGTCCCGAACCTGATTTACGCGGGTGACACGGTCATTTTTGACGTACCTGCGTTCAAGGACGCCATTGGAACCAATATCGACAGCGGCACGTACACGCTCACGTGGTACGCCCGGACGAATACTGCAAGTGAAGGCACGAATGTTGTTGGCAGTGCTGAAGGCACTGGTTGGCGGGTAACAGTCCCTGCATCGACCACCAGTGGCTTTGACGCTGGCCTGTGGACTTGGCAGGCGATTGCCACCTACAGCACGCTGCAGTACACCGCTGGTCGCGGTCAGTTCACCGTCAAGGCCACTGCCAAGTACGCCGGATCGCCCGGTGCATTTGATGATCGGTCTCGCGCTGAGATTGACCTGTCTTATGTTGACGCCGCCATCCGTACTCTCGCCCAAGGCGGGATGGTGCAGGAATATCAGATCGGCGGGCGTAGCCTGAAGCGGTACAAGATGGCCGAGCTTCTTCAATTGCAAGACAGTTTGAAAGCTGAAATTGCAATGGAGCGGAAAGCTGAGAAAATCCGTCAAGGTCTCGGCAATCCCGGTCTCGCCAAAGTGAGGTTCCGTTAATGGCGATCTTCGGTATCGGTCGCACCGGCGCGTTGCAAAAGCAACTGGCTGAAGCGCAGCAGAAGAATGGTTACCTGAAGCGTGCGTATGCCGCCGCTCAGAACAACCGCCTTACGTCTGACTGGATCAGTCAAGCCACGTCGGCTGACAGCGAGATCCGAGGCAGCATCAGGATGCTTCGCAATCGCGCCCGTCAACTGGTGCGTGATTCTGACTTCGCCAAGTCTGCCCTTCGTGCTGTCCGCAACAACGTGGTCGGCACCGGCATCAGGATGCAAGCTCAGGTGCGCATGCAGCGTGGTGGGCGCCTTGCTGATGAGATTAATCGCCGCATCGAAGAGGAATTTGACCGCTGGACTTCAGCCAAGCGTTGTCACGCCGGCGGCAAGTTGAGTTGGTATGACATTCAACGCCTCAGCATCACCTCTGTCCTTGAATCTGGTGAAGTCTTCATCCGTCTTGTCAAGCAACCCTTTGGTGGCAGCAAAGTACCGCTCGGCCTTGAACTCATCGAGTCGGATCTTCTTGATGATGATTACAGCGGTATCGAAAAGAACGGCAATGAAGTGCGAATGGGCGTGGAGATTGACAAGTGGGGCAGACCGGTTGCCTATCACTTCTTTGATTACCATCCTGGCGATTACCAATTTGCTTATGCCGTAAAGGCAATGAAGCGCCGCGTGCGCATTCCCGCTGAAGACATTATTCACCTCTACCTGATTGAACGCCCCGGCCAAACACGTGGTGTTAGCGCGTTTGCTACGGCAATCATGCGCCTGCGCAATTTGTCTGGGTACGAAGAAGCTGAGATTGTCGCTGCTCGTGCCAGCAGCAGCATGATGGCGTTTGTCAAGACACCAGATCAGGAGCTGTTTGAAGATGGCACGTTTGATCAGGAGTCTGTCCTCGACTTCTCGCCCGGCAGCATCCGCCGATTGGCTCCTGGTGAAGAGATGCAGTTCTTCACGCCCAATCGTCCTGATGATGCATTTACTCCTTTTGTGCAGCAAATGCTGCGAGCTGTGGCTGCTGGTATTGGTTGTTCTTACACGCAGGTCAGCTCAGATTTCTCTCAGAGCAACTACAGCTCTTCACGACTGGAACTGCTTGAAACAAGAACGCATTACAAAACACTCCAGCAGTATTTGATCGAATCGCTGTGCGAAGAGGTCTACGAGAAGTGGATTGAAATGGCCGTGTTGGCCGGCGTGCTGGATCTACCGAATTACGACAGCAATCCTGAGCGTTATGAAGAAGCGAAGTGGATTGCACCCGCTGCTCAGTTTGTTGATCCGCAGAAAGAAGCTGCTGCCTACAAGGAACTGATCCGCTCAGGCATCATGACGCTGTCGCAGGTGATCGCCCTGCATGGTGGTGACTTTGAAGATCAAATGCGTCAACGCCAGCATGAACTTGCTGTTGCTGATGAGTACGGCATTGTCCTTGATACCGACCCGTCGCAGGTTTCTAACAACGGTGTTTCTCAACCTGTTCCTGTTGCTCCAACTGAACATCCGATGGAACATGAGGAAGAACCTGAACTTGAGGACATCGACTGATGGCAAAGGTTGGTGACAAAACAATCGACCTGATGCCAACAGAAGGCATGAAGGCCGAAGCGCGTCGTTATCGCGCATGGAAGAAAGACGGTCGCCCCGGTGGCACTGATGTTGCCGCTACGCGTGCCGGACAGATCCTTTCCGGTGATGAACTGAGTCCTGAAACTGTCATCACAATGGCTGCATGGTTTGCTCGCCATGAGGTTGACAAACAGGGCAAAGGCTTCCGCCCCGGTGGTGACGACTATCCTTCGCCGGGTCGCGTAGCATGGGCGGCATGGGGCGGCGATTCAGGTCAAACCTGGAGCAACATGAAATCTAAAGCCATTAAAAAAGCACAGGAGCGTGCCATGGAAATCAACGAAGAGATCGTCGATGGACGCCCCTATCCCAATGAGCATGCTGCTCGCCTGACTGACCCTGATCAGTACGACAGTATCCGCCGCGTCAATGATGAATTCGGCGCTGGCATTGATGCTATTTATGGGATCAAGGATGGCACCTCCGAGTTGCAGGCCATCCGCTTTGATGCTGACCGCTTTACGCCTGCCGAGGCTCGCGAGTGGCTGAGCGATCACGACTTTGACCCGATGATGTTTGAAGAAGCCACCGGTGAACGCGAAGAGGAGCGTGCTGCACCTGATGCTGTCAAGGTTGGTGATTTTGTAGAGTGGGATTCAAGTGGCGGCACCGCACGCGGCAAAGTTGAACACGTGATGCGCGAAGGTGTACTTGGTGTTCCTGATTCTTCGTTTAGCATTAACGCATCTGAAGAAGATCCCGCTGCATTGATTCGCGTGTACCGCAAAGACAGCGAAGGTAGTTACAAAGAGACCGAGACTTTGGTCGGTCATAAGTTCTCTGAACTGCGCAAGATTGCTGCACTGCGTTTCTTTGAAGGTGAGACGCTCAAGCGTTCACTGACTACTGAATTCCGCTCTGACTCCGAAGATCGGATGCTGGAATTCCCGTTTGCCAGTGAAGCGCCAGTTGAGCGTTATTACGGCATGGAAGTGCTGAACATGGATGCCAAGTCCATGGATCTCACCCGTCTCAATGATGGTGCGCCTCTGTTGTACCAACACGATGCAGACAAAATCGTCGGCGTTGTGCAGAAGGCTTACATCAAAAACAAGCGTGCCTATGCACGCGTAAAACTCGCGAACAACGAACTAGGTCGCGAGATGCAAGAGTTGATCAAGGATGGAATTATCCGCAATGTCAGCT